GAGAGACGAGCTGATCTCGGCACTTGAGAGCCAGATCAGGCGTCTTTCTGCAGATTTAGCGGCATGGGACCGTCTGGCGCTCTGTTACCCCCACCTCCTGCGCTACTGTCCCTGTGGCAACCCCTATCTGGAGCACTTCCCCTGCCCCCACTGCCACAAGCCGAGTCACATGATCCGCCACTGCGGAGCTGACGGGTGCGGCCCCCCAGACCCTCCGGGCCCCTCAGCACGTCCCAATCCCTCACCACCCGCTGCCCCACGAGAGCCCGACCCGTCATGATTTACCTTGCTGCCCCGTACTCCAGCCGTTCCCAAGAGACTATGTCGCAGCGTGTCCATCAGGCAGGGCAGGCGGCCTTCTCGCTGCTCAAGGGCGGGCACGACATCTTCTGTCCGATCGTTCACGGGCACTACATCGAGCAGGCGGCTGCCGCGCATCTGGATGCGGAGCGGTGGTACGAGCACTCCTTATCTATGCTGTCACGGGCCTATGAGCTGTGGGTGCTGCTGCTGACGGGGTGGGAGTCCTCGCGGGGCATCGCGATGGAGGTGGCGTTCGCTCGCAAGCGCAGCAAGCCGGTGCTGCTGTTGACCTACGAGCAGGCGCTGCGCGGGGAGCGTCCCGCTGCCAGAAGGCCGGTCAACGGTTCTGGAGGGCTGCGCCCTGTCTCTTGAGAGGGTGTGGGGTCTTGCTGTGGTCCTCGCTGCCGGCCTGGGAGTCTGCTAGCCTTAGAAGTGGCGGCGGGACCGGGGGCCCTTGTGTTCCCCCTTCTCAAGCGACCTACCCCGGCCCTTGCCGCCCACACGCGTGTGTTTGGGTAATAGAGGAGCTGGAAAATGGCTGATGCAGGTAGTGTGAAGGTCAACAACTCGGATGTCGCGGGTTTCCATCGTCTGATCAATCGGGCGATCGTGGAGATGCGGGACTGTCAGTCGAACTCGATTGCGGACGTGAACGAGTACGATCAGGCGCGATTCAAGCGTTATTTTGCTAATTTCCGGTCGTATATTGCGTGGGTGACCTCTCAGCCCCCGCTGGATCTGCCGGAGACCTCTCCTATCGAGTACCCGCTGGACACCAATCCCGGTTTCCAGACGCTGGAGAACGACGCGGTGACCGACTTGCTGCGGCTGATGGACTCGCTGCGTAGCGAGGTGGTTCACAGCCAGTCGGCGCGGCGTAGCTGTGGGTACCTCGGGTTCGACGTGACGCGCTGGAACCTTTTGATTGACAAATCAGAGGCTTACGTTGACCAGTACATCGCTGCGGCGCAGCCGACTGATCTGCCTGAGTCGAGCCCGATGCGGGCGCAGTCCGCGGCCGGGCTGAAGGGGATCTAGTAGAGGAGCGTGAGTCATGCCGAAACCGGACAGCAAGTACACCGTGAAGCTCAGCTTCATCGTCGAGGGTGATGACGGGGAGTCCATGTTCGATCAGGGGCCTGGGGCGCTGACCTGGCGCGGGGTGCCGTACGTGGGCGTGGTGCAGATGGAGGAAGAGGTACTGAAGCTGCTGCAGGTGTTCAACCAGTGGGGTTACAAGGCAGCGGCTGCGATCGGTCAGAAGAAATTCTAGGGTTGTTTTGACGTACAATAAGGCCGCTCTAGCGTTAGCTTGGGCGGCTTTTTTATTTGTGTCAACGGCAATTTCAGCCAAAAAGGAGTCATTTTGTGGACGCGCTGCCAAATCTTTTAAAAATGGTTGCAGCTCACCTGCGGGATCACGGGTTTGATGGGCTGTTCAATGACGATATTGAGTGTGCGTGCGGTGTCGATGACCTGATGCCGTGTGGGGAGCCGTCGCCTGAGTGCGTGGCTGGGTTCCGCTGCGACTGCAAGCCGGGGTCTGAGTATGATTTTCGCATCGGGCCGACGAAAGAGGAAGCGTGCAGGGGGTGTAATGACGATGAAAGCGTCTGGTAAGTGGGCTGAGCGGTTGGCGTGGGTGATTGCTGCGCTGGTTTTGGTGATCAGCTGGTTTACGCTCATTTATTTGGTGGCGATGTCCATGGCGATGGGTGCGATGTCTGGAATTTCGCTGTTTTGGTGGGTTGGCACACGATAATTGGAGGGTGTGATGGTAAAAGCTAAGGAAATATTGTGGTATGACCGTGGAAACAACCAATTTATCGGCTTTGTTGGCGTTTTACAAATGTTTACTATCAATATTTCTAAAAATTTGATGACAGATCAGACTATTTTTAACCTGATGACCATGTTTCAAGGCGGTCCTGAGATTACTTTTATGCACAGATTGACGACGTTTACTTCGTTGGAAGAGGCGAAACAGCACGCTTCTGTGGCGTTGCAGGGTTTTATTGAGGCTATTGCAGAATGTCAGTAGACCATAAAGACCCGTTTTCCAGGGTTCATGAGGTAAAATTAGGTACCCGATGTGGGCTTTCTTGCGTGTACACCCCTGAATTTGGGTCTGCAGTGACATGTGGAGTAGGTGGTGACTACAGATTATTGACGGGGTATGAGAATGGTTTTGTATTCAAAGATTCCTTTCAAGAATATCACGTAGCTAAAAACGTTATAAGAGACGAGATAGCAGGGCTATTTGGTAGAGTACATTCGTTAAGTTTTATTTCTTCTAATCGTGTACCCCTAACAGTTTATGGTACGTTTTATCATCCTGGTACGAAACGAGCAGCTTTTAGCAAAACCTGGGAAGTAGTAGATACTACATATGACGCCTATGTTATTTCTGATGTTAGAGAAAGTTCTTTTTCTTATTATGGTAAATGCAAGCGTGTGCCAATACTTAAAGAAGAGTATGAGTTAAGTGAAATAGTTACTTTACCAATTAATTTTAGTTACGGACAATATGATTTAGTAAATGTTGATATTTATGCTAAAAATAACTCAAAGTGGGCGGCTGCTGATGTTAACTTGCCTGGCAATAAAAGAATGGATGACACTAAATATGTTAATAATAACTATTATGTGTATTTTATTAATTCGGCATGCGGTAAGCCATATGACGTAGTGGATGAAGATGAGTTTTTTATTTACATTGATTTGTTTTATTTTATGGGGTACGGTAAACTTAATGAAAATAATATTGCTGGTTATCATTATAATCATCTTGATTTTATTGGCAGTAGTATTGGCAGTAGTAAATTAACTTATTATAGCGGTTATATAGGCACTAATAATAAACGTTTACTGTTTGAAACATACCGAAAAAATTCAGCGACACCAACCTTAGGTGGTTTTGTGTATAAAGACGAATATAAAATGTTTGCATATGAATTTACTGGTTACGGATTTAATGAGCTAACGTTTTATCCGTCATCGTCATTTCTTCATTATGAGGTGCAGTCTCAAGAACAACGCAATGGCAGTAGCTCTAGAATTTCTCTACCTCCTGACTCTACGTGCGGTCCTTCCTCACAGTGTTGTCTTACAATAGACAGACGCAGCAGCAGTTCTGGCTCAGAAAGTGAGTTTACAAACATAGTTGATTACTCTATTGGACAAAATGTAGCAAGCGTTACTGATCAGCTTGGCCAGCCTGTAACATATTTTACAGGTTTCTATGTTCAATACACTATTAACTATACTAGCTCTAGCTCGTATTCATACAGCAATTATGTAAACATTGACTGTTGGGAGCCTGAAGTTGACTATGAGTATACTTCTGGTTCAAGCAATTCAGACGTTTCTACTGGTAAAGCATATGATATAAATCCTTGGGGGTTACAGTTTGATGTTTTTAATGCGCAATTTATTGCTCAACCTAATGCTGTTTCTTCAGTTTTATTAGTAAACAATCAACCGTACACTGGTTTTTCTCATATAGACTCGGGGTTAGTAAAAACAATAGAAAGCTTAAATTATTTGCATGTACCTTTGGTTGTATATACAGAAACTGATAGCAGTGTTTCTAGTTTTAGTGGAGAAAGTTGCAGTGGAGGAGAAGGCGGCTCGTTATATTATTGCAGTGGTTCTAGTTCTTATAGCTCATATTTACGTAGATATGCAGACCAAGGAATTTTTCAGTCTGCATATAACTATTTTATTGGGGTCTTAAACGAGTGTTGTTCACAAATTTATCCTGTCTTTTATGGAAATAACAACCTTAGAACCAGTGTTGTATATGAATATGATCCTGTTACTAAAAATTTGGCTATGTGTTTGATACAAACGCCTATGGTATCTGGCAGAAACGACACCTATTACTCTAATATTTCTGAAGAAGACGCGTATGCTGACGCTTTGGCGTTTAGGCCTAACATGACTGTGTTGTTTAACTCAGGCGTATCTGAAGCGGCTATTGTGGCTTTTACTTTTATGGTGTATGCAGGTAGAGGAAATTATTATCCTTATGTATTTGTTAAAAACGTGGAAGCTTATAAAAAGCAAGTTAAGGAAGAATGGGATCAGCGCTTTTCTTTTCCTAACGCCACACTGGTAATGGTGTACTAATGGATACCGGAGACCCGTTTTTTACCCCACCTTTGTTAGACGAGTACGTTGAAGCTGTGATCCAGCACGCCGACTCGCTGGTACCGGTGCAGAGAGCCAGATTGGTCGCTGCCTTCGCGCCCAAGAGAGCCGTGAACGAGTATGGAGAAGGGTTTTCTCTAGCGGTAGAGGTCGAGGAAATGCTGAAGATGGCCCGCGCCCTGCGCCAGCAGGTGATGGTGGGCAATCAGGTTGCGGAAGGGGTAGGGCCGCGGGAAGTAAAAGAAGCGGTCAGCGCGTCTAACACCCTGTTGAACACCCTGTTGAAGGTACACGAGCAGGTGATGAGCTTTGAGAGGCAAAGGGGCATAGAGAAAGCGGTTATTGAGGCCATTAGCGATCTGCCGCACGAGCAAAAAGAGCGCTTTTTTGCTAAGCTGACAGAGCTTTTGGAGGGCGTATGACCGTTTCTTGGAGGGCCCCATGCCTTGGTACGACCCAAGTTGCGGCTTGTGGCGTACGCTGTTGCGTTTTTTCGTCGTCTTTACTGCCGTCTTAATGGTCGCTGCGTCAATGATTGAAATGTACAATTTGCCGTTGCCATGAAAAAAGAAGCAAAAGCGTTTATTCAGCGCCTGCGGGCGCTGGCCTCGCAGACCAAGGATCTGTCCAAGGTGGCTGAATGGGTAGAGGAATACACCATGAGCCCCAAGGATCCGACGACTCCATGGTCATTCAAGGACCACGAGTACCAGAGAGCGATCTTGAATGAGACCCGGCCGATCGTGGAGGTCCGGAAGTGCTCCCAGGTCGGCCTCTCCGAGATCCAGGTGCGCATGATGCTTGCCATGCTGCATCTGTTTCCTGGCTCGACTGCCATCTACACGCTGCCGACCACATCTTTCGCCCGGCAGTTCACCCGCACCCGCGTAGACCCGGTCATCGAGGCATCGCCCCTGCTGAAAGGCATGGTGCCGGCCGACAACGACAGCTCGGAGCTGAAGCAGATCGGGCACAGCTTCCTGTACGTCCGTGGGTCGTTTGGGCAGAAAGCGGCGATCTCGGTGCCGGCCGACTTCTTGTTTCAGGACGAGGTGGACTTCTCCGATCAGGGCGTGCTGTCTACGTTCAACTCTCGACTCGGTCACGCGGAAGAAGGCGGGATCCGCCGTCGTTTCTCTACTCCGACTGTGAATGGCTATGGGATCTCGCTCGGGTTCGAGCGCACCACCAAAAACTGGTACATGGTGCGGTGCAATACCTGTGAAGAGTGGGTCAGGCCGACGTTTTTGGAAGACGTGGTGCTGCCAGGGTGGGATGACAGCATTTTGAAGCTGGAAAAGGAGGATATCGCCGATAATCGCTACCGTTTTGACAAGGCATTCATCAAATGCCCGGCCTGCGGCTCCAAGCTGACGCAGGCCAATCTGGCGGATCCTGAGAGCAGGCAATGGGTTGCCGAGCACCCGGATGCGGAATCTGCTGGGTACCAGATCCAGCCTTTCGACGTGCCGCGCTACAACACCCCTACCAAGACGCTCACCTCGCTGCTGGACTACCGGCGCAAGGCGGATTGGGTGAATTTTGAGATGGGCATGCCGTATGAGGATGCCGAGACCTCGTTTGTAAAGGACATCATGAGGGGGTCAACGGCCATCCCGCCCGTCATGCCTAACCGGAAGGCTGCCCACCGCTGCGTGATGGGCATTGACGTTGGCAAGACCAGCCATTTGATTATCGGTCGGCGAATTAGCGATTTGCAGATAGATCTGGTTTACGCCGAGAGGGTACGGCAAACGTCGGACGATGCGCTGTTAAATAGAATTATGGAACTATCAGACATGTATGGTGTAATCAAAGGGGTAATTGACGCTGGCCCTGATTTTTCCACCTCTATGAAGGTGATTTCCAATAGCTGGATACACCGATTTTTTGCCTGCTACTACGTCAAGAAGGCCAAGACCCCGTTGGCCGACATCGACATCAAGGAAGAAGAGCAGGTGATCAACGCGGGTCGTACCGACACGTTCGATCGAGCGGCCAAGCTGGTGAACTCCGGGCGGGTCAAGTTTGCGACTCTGCCAGAGTTTGATGAGGTGAAGCAGCACCTTGGAAACCTGAAGCGTGTATCCACAGTGACTTCTACGGGCGATACCGTCTATTCTTGGGTGAAGACCGACGGTCCCGATCACTACGCGCACGCATTGAACTATATGTTAATTGCTGATTCGTTGTGCTCTTATGATTTTAAGGATATTGCATTGCCAGTGCTCCCCATGGCCGGTCGCGTCAAAATCAAGGCGATACGTGACCAGGCTGTTATACTCTAGCGATTCCAGTGCCACGTCTTTGAGCGGGCTTGACGACTATGGCTGAAGTGGTCGCACCTCCAACCGTACTGCCGCGCAAGCTGGCGACGAAGGCGCTCGTCGCGAACCCGGTTTCGCGCTACGAAAAAGACGCCTCTATACCGCGCAACGATTATCTCAGTCAGCACCAGCTAAACGATGTCCGCACATTGCGGGCAATGAATCGAATTATCGAGGCGCTGCGCAAGCTGGTTGAGGTTGATGGCACCGTCTCTACCGCCGTTTTCAATCTGGTTCAGGTCGCAAATTCAGACATCACCCTGCGTGCGTACGACAGCACCACGCACACGTTCAGTCAGGACGGGACCATGCTCGCCCAGAGCGTGGTGGCCTCGTTTGACACGCTGTTCGACTACACGCTGGGCTACGCCGACAAGCCCTCCATGGGCTCGCTGGTGGAGACCATGCTACGTGAGGCGACCATCGCCGGCAGCGTGGCGGTCGAGCTGGTGCTGAACAAGGCCCGGCTGCCCGATCGGCTGTCGGTGATCCCGGCTGAGACGCTTTCGTTCAAGAGCCGTGGTGACGGCACCAAGTATCCGGTGCAGCAGCAGACGAGCGGCGAAGTCCCGCTGGACATGCCGACCATCTGGATTTCCGATTCGCACAAGGACGCCAGCCGGGTCTATGCCCTGCCGATGCTGCAGTCGGCCCTCAACACCACGTTCTACTACGACGAGTTCGTGGAGGACATGCGGCGCACGCTGCGCCGCTCCGGGCACAGCCGCCTGGTCGTGACCCTGAACGCTGAGAAGGTGGTTGCTGCCGCGCCGCAAGAGGTCAGGCAGGACCAGGACAAGCTCAAGAGCTGGCTGGAGCTGACCCGCGAGCAGGTGGAGACGGTCGTCAAGGCGTTGGAGCCTGATGACGCGCTGGTGACCTACGACACGGTCGAAACGGACACCATCACTGCGGCGGGCGAGAAGGCTGACTACCGGGAGCTGCTGCAGACGCTCTCCGGGCTGCTGGCAACCTCGCTGAAGACCCACCCATCGATCCTCGGGCTGCGGCTGACCGGCAGCCAGAGCCTGTCCAATACCGAGTCTCTGGTGTTCCTGAAGGTCGCCGCCGCCCTGCAGGTGCCGGTCGAGTCCGTGCTGTCGCGGGCGCTGACGCTGGCGTGTCGGCTCTACGGCAGTGACGTATACGTCAAGGTGCAGTTCAAGCCGATCAACCTGCGCCCGGACGACGAGCTGGAAGCGTTTATGACCATGCGCCAAGCTCGGATCTTGGAGCAGTTGTCGCTTGGGTTCATTGACGATGACGAAGCTGCCCGCCGGTTGGGTGTGTGGCCCCGGCCGCCCGGTGCGCCGCCCTTGATGGGTACCATGTTTCACAAGAACAGCTCGCAGAGCAAGGCTGAGGAAGCCACCCCGAATGACGACCCGATGGGTAGGTCGTTGCAGCCCGACACGCCGCCAAAAGCCGGTGGCGAAAGCCAATAGGTGACGTAAATGTTCGAACCGCAAAAACTCTGGTTGGGATCATTGTCCAGCTATTTGAACGTGTTGGACACGTTGTCGGTGGATACGACTCCGGAGATGATGAAGGCGCTGGCGGAAAATAACGGTGAAGATCCGTTTGACACGCCGCTCTACACTAACGTCCGGGGCACGGCCGTCATTGACGTATCTGGACCTCTGTTCCCGACCTCTAATTTCCTTACCAAGCTTTTCGGGATGACCTCGTACGCGGACATTCGGGCGTCGGTGTACGCGGCGGCTACCGATCAGGAAGTGCAGTCCATCATGCTGAACGTCGACAGCCCTGGCGGTTCGGTGTCCGGGGTGAAAGAGACGGCGGATGTCATTCGCAAGGTCGCCGGCCACAAGCCGTTGGCTGCCCATACGTCCGGCTCCATGATGAGCGGCGCGTACTGGCTGGGCTCGGCGGCTCCCTTCATCACGGCCACCGAGCTGTCTAGCGTAGGCTCGATCGGCGTGATCTTGGTCCACCAGGAAATCTCCAAGATGTTGGAGAACGAGGGGGTCAAGGCAACGGTGCTGCGCCAAGGCCGGTATAAGGCGCTCGGCAACCCGATGGAGCCTCTGTCCGACGCGGCGCGGGCGCATATCGAAAACCGGATGAGAACTGTCTATGATGTATTTGTTCGCGATGTGGCCAGCGGTCGCGGTAGGACCGTTGACTTCATTGCTGCAAACGCGGCGGAAGGGAAAGAGTTTTGGGGCTTTGAGGGCGTGTCCGTTGGGCTGGTAGACAAGGTGGTATCGCAAGAAGAGGCTTTGCACCTCCTACAGTCTAATAACCATGGCACATCAGTGAGTGTATTCATGCAACCAAGCGAGGCAACAGCGATGCGTACAAATCCTGCGCTGACTCCAGAGCAGGCTGTCGCTGCGCTGGCGGCCGGGGGCGACCCTGGCGAACTCGCTGGTGTCATCAGCGCGGCAGGTGAGCCGGCGGACCCGACGGGTGAGGGTGAGCCCGCGGTGTCTGAGCCGGTGGAGCCGGCCGCAGACGCCAGCGTGACGGGTGAGCCTGCGCCAGCGCCAGTGAAAGAGGACGCGGTGGTTGGGATGCTCCGTGCGGAGGCAAAGGAGCTGCGGGCTGAGCTGATGTCGGCTCAGGTCGAGCTTCACAGCCTGCGAGCGCGAGCGGAACAGCAGGAAACCGTAATCGGTGGGCTCAAAGATGTGGCGCTGGTGGCCGTCAATCGGCTGCAGATCGCGCTCGGTACCCCGGCTCTGGACCTGTCCAAGCTGGATGTGTCGTCGCTGATCGAGATGCACGCCTCGCTGCAGGTTGAGTTCCAGAAGCGGTTCAAGGTGGGCGCACAAGCCAGGGTGCCGGTTGACGGGGAGCGGGCTCCACAGCCTGCAGCGGAGTCCCAGACCCGTGTCCAGCGTGCGCGTCTCGAAGCGGTGAAGTGAGGAGGTCCAAAGAAAATGCCTACTTTTGCGTTTACTGAACTGGTTAACGACCCCCTTGCGCGGATCGAGTCGGCTGCGCTGGGGGCTAGCGGATCTGCTCCGCTAACCGATGCTGACAAAGGCAAGGCCGTGAAGCTGGGCAGCGCCCAGAATTACGTGCTTGCTGCCACGACCAACGAGATTGAGGGGTTCCTGCTTTCGGTCGAGCCGTGGACGGTGAACAGTGGTTACGGGTTTGGCTCTGTGCAGCGCTCTGGCCGAGTTCTGGTCAAGGTCGCTTCCGACCAGGGTGCTACGGCGATGGCGGTTGGGGATCTGGTGGTTGCAGGTACCCAGGCGGCGGTTGGCACGACTGGTGGTGGCAAGGTTCGTACCGGTACCCCTAGCAAGTACATCTGGCGGTGCCTGCGGATCGTTTCCGGCACCGGTGTCGATGGCGACACGGTTCTGATCGAGCGCATCTAACAGCAGCGCAGTATTGAGGACACACGAAAATGCCCAAGTACAGCTTTATTGACCGCTCTGGTCGCAATCAGGAGGTCGAGCTGGACGTGACGGCATACCGCGCCGCTGCGGATGCCGGTATGTCGCTCAGCGAGTACCTCGAAGTCAAGTACCCTAGCAGCCCTGACCACGGCAGCACGTTCGAGCAGCTCATGCTGTCGTCTGGCCTGTTCCTGAAGAACAAGGGCTACGGGATCCAGCCGCCCACCATGAAGCAGGTTCTTGAGGGTGGTCCGCTTGCCGGCCAGCTCAACGTGGGTGCCATTACCCGTCAGGACCAGCCGGGCACGACTCCGTCGGGCCGACTGCTGTTCCCTGAGGTGGTGCTGCAGGCGATTGCTCACGCGCTGACCGAAGATCAGGGTGATTTCCTGAGTGGCTATCAGAACATGATTGCCGTGACTCAGAACGTCCCGAACGAGGTCGTGCAGCAGCCGCGTATCAACGCGACCGCCCCTGCGGGCAGCCGCGCCATGCCGATCGGCCAGTTGACCGAGCCCGCGTCCATGGTCAGCATCACCGTGTCGGACACGGTTCGCCGTATTCCGACCCGGTCGATTGGTCTTCAGGTTTCAGACCAGGCGCTGGCCATCACGACTCTGGACCTCGTCAACCTGATTATGACGGCTCAGGCTCGCGGCGAGCGCATCGCGCTGGTCGAGGAGCAGTTGGCTGACATGATCAGCGGCGACACGGATGCCGGCGAGTCGGCGCTGTCGTCTGTCACAGCGCAGAGCTTTGACAGCACAATCAATGCTTCTGGCGCTCTGACGCAGAAGGCGTGGGTGAAGTATCTGCGTGCCAACTATCGCAAGATGACGATCTCCAACATCATCTGCAATATTGACACGGCGCTGATCATCGAGAATCGCACTGGCAAGCCGACGACTTCCAGCGATGACCCCAACAGCCCGCGTATCGACTCGCTGTTCTCGGTCGATAACTTGGGTATCTCCGCGCCGCGGGTGCTGCTGGTGTCCACCAGCGTGGCGGCGGCCAACACGATTATCGGCTTGGATCGGCGCTACGCCATCCGTCGGCTGGTGAACGTGAACGCCTCCTACAGCGCGATCGAGCAGTACGTCATGCGTCGGGCGACCAGCTTCCGTATCGACTACGGCGAGTTGGCCCACAAGCTCTACACCGACGCGTGGAGTCAGATGACCCTGACGGTCTAAGGGGTCTGGAGCGGGAACGTAGCCCCGCCGGGTTAGCCGGCGGGGCTGCTGACCAAGCGAGGAGAGCATGGCAGAAGAGGTGGTCAAGCGAGGTCCGGGTCGTCCGCGCAAGAACCCAGAAGCGGTTCTGCAGGACGTGGATGCGATGATTTCGGAGCCAGCCATGCCTGAGCCTGTAGCGGTTGAGCCGGTGACGGCAGTCGCGTCTGCTGTCGCTACGGTAGTCAAAGCGGTGTCGTCGGTGAAGGTCAAAGCCGAAATTCGCCCGCGGTGGCACCCGTATCAGCAGGTGAGGATCCCGTCTACGCACTTCATCACACTGCCGATTGATAGTTGGCTGGAAGTGCAGATTGAAGCTGGAGTACTGACGACAGAGCCATAATGGCTACTGAGCTTACAGAATATACGGATACCGACGCAGTCCGCGGGGCACTGGCCCTGGATGCGGACGAGA